CCAATAAGAATATTATTTAAACCAATTTGAATATCTCTATCTACAACTTCATATTTTTCTGGTCCAATCAAATTACCAATATCTGGAATTACAAACTGGGCTTTTGTTGTATAATCTGCTATAAGAACTCTTCCAACGCTTTGATTTGTAAATAATCCTTGCATTGCTTCAAGATTCTTTTGATTGACTCCACCTTTATCTGGATCTGTGCCCATTGTAACAAGAAGAATAGATTGTTGCATTGTTCTTGTAATTGCCATATCCATTTTTTTCATTTCTGCTTTCCAATTAATATCATCTAAAACTGGAAAACCCATTGGAACTGCAAATGGTTCATAATCTTGTTTTTTATAGAACACAGCGCAAAGTCTTTGTCTATCTAGTGGCAATGTTAAAATACCAACTCTAGTTTTTGTAATAAGTTTTTGTGTTTCTTCTGGTAAACTATGAAGTACTTCATAATCCTCATCTGTTTTCGGAGCTTTTAATCTTTCTAATTCATAATCACTTAAAATTTTATAATATCTACCTACTGAAAAATTAATACTTCCGCCAATTTGAATATCTGCGGGATTTATAATATTATATCTTGCTGGTAACATAATTCCTGCAGCTTTTGAAGATAAACCGAAAGTTTGAGTTATTTTACCAACATCTTCTGGTTTTATTTTTGTATCAAAACGATAAATGAATACGTTTCCACTCCTATAATATTCACGAAAAAATTGATCTAGAAGATCAAACACATTTATTTTCTTTAACCATGCTGAAAAAAATTCTCTACTTTTTTGACTGCCATCTTTAAAATAGATATTATTACAAGAAAATTCAGTCATTAAATCAATTGTATTTCTAAATATCGCAAAATTATAATATGCCTTTTGACATAAAATAACCGCATCGCGGATATTCATGTTCGAAGCATTTTTAATTCCTGTTGAATATCTAAATGGTATTATTCCGTCATCAATATTTTTATATCTATCTGTTCTTGTAATATCGCCAGCTATATTTCTTCTAACTTGAGTATGTGAAGAGTCCGAAGAATCAGACCCGTAGGCTGCTGCTTTCGTTTGATAGGTATGAGCATCAGCAACCATCAAAGGTTGGATTTCTTCACTTTTTAATATTTTTTGTTCTTTTTTGGGTTTTTTAGCCATTTTACTGATAAATATTACACATTATCTGATCATTATAGGCGAAAAAGTGGGCTTTACATCGACTATTTGAGTTGTCATCATATCATTATAGCATTTTATAGCCCAGTTTGCTAACATAAATGCTGAATAATTATCTTTTCTTGCTTTATTTGCAGAAGCACTTCTTTTTAAATGTTGAGGTAAATCAAAACTTTGAGTTCCGCGGCTAGTGGCGGAATGTTCAATTAATACACATTGTTTTTTCGTCTGATAGATAAAATCATCTTGGTTTTCAATAAAATCTAATACTGTCCAATCTTTTTTATCATCTACTTTCATTAAATCTAATGGAATATTTAAATTTACAGTTTGATTAAATGCTGTTTCATCTGAAGCGGTTCGACTTCCAAACCATACTCTTTTATAATCAATACATGCTTGCAAGTATTCATTTGCTTTACGAATAAAATTACTTGTAAATACTTGATTAAAAGCTATTCTCTTATCGTCTAAATTATATCTATTTTTAGCATTTTTAATCATTAAATCATAATCTACACCTTCTAGATCTGAATCTATATCTAGAGTCTTAATTTCTATTTTATCTTTTTTAAATAGAGTGGATTCATTACATGCAGATAAAAATGTATCAGCGCCAGCATTATCAAGAATCATAAATACAATATTAAAATTACTTAAAATATAATAAAGATAATTAACATGATTTTTTAAATTACCAAGTCCGGCATAAGTATGAACTAAAATTCCTTGTTTTTTTTCTTCATCTAATTCCATTACAGCCATAGCAAAATAATCTGCATTTGGACTATCACTCATATTCGGATCAATTCCTAAAATATATTTTTTCTTTGGGTCACCTTTCATTAAAGTATGTGGAGCTTCTCCAGTTTTTAATGTACATTCTTCCATTTTTTTCGCATTAAAATAACTATCACTTCCGTCAGTAAATTGAGCGCAATATTCTCTTAAAAATCCACTATGACTTGATCCACCCGCTTGAGCTTCTTCAATAATTGTTTTATCAATCATTTCTTCTGGAAGAGCTTCATAACTCATTTGACTTACGAAATAAGTCGCTTCTCCTTTTTCTGGACTATTAATTTTTTCGCACCATTCATTATAAGTTTTGTATAAATTTTCAAATGTATAGCTCGCAGATGAAAGAGCAATCATCTTGCTTGTATTTTCAAATACCATTCTGTCTTCTTCTTTCATTAATCCTTCTGATATTAGTTTATCTTCAAACTCACGAATTTCCATTCGTTCTTTCATATTCTGTGGAGCCACCAAGAATGGCATCAAAACATTTTTAATAATTTCTTCTGGAAGCAAAAGAAACTCATCAAGTACAAGAATGTTTGCGCGAAAGCCTCGAATCTTTTCTCCGTTAAGAGGAATAGCTACGATACTTCCACCATTTATTTGCCATTCAAATTGATCATTTCTTTTCGCTTTTGCCCCAAAACATTGAGCTAATAATTCTGCGCCAGGACTATTTACTATTTTTTCTAAATTATTAAAAATAAATCTTGCTGTTCTAAATGTTGGCCCAGCTATAAGAATCTTTGTATTAGGTTCAAATACGCATTGAAGAAAACAAAATACCGCACCCATAAAAGACTTACCGCATCCACGACCAAAAACGCACATATTAAAATTTCTATTCATCATAGCTTTTAAATGTATTTCTTGATATGGAGCAAGTTTAACTCCGCTAATAAGTTCCGTTGAAAAACCAATATTAGCTCTTAAAAATTTAGCTAAAGATATCTTCGCTTCTTTATCATTAAGAAGACCTTTTAATTGTGAAAGCTCTGCATTCACATCTTTAACTTCTCTTAAATATTTATCTGGACAGTAAATCATAAAAGTTTCATGTCATAAGCTAATTGAAGATCTATCTTCTTGTAAAAACAATTACTTGCAAAAATAGATTCAATTATTCTTGTCATCTCTCCTCGCCCATCAACAAATACAAATTGTAAGTTATCATAACTTTGTAAAAGATCTCGTACATTATGAAATATGTATTCTGGTGTTGCTTTTATTTTTTTACTAATATGAGGAAGATATTGAAAACTTAAAGCGTTAGATAATTTTTCTTCTACCATGACTATAATATAAGAGTTATTCTTTTTTGCTTTCTCTATTTCGTTTTTAAATCTATTAAAATTCTTAACGCTAAGAGTACTAATGAAATCACTAAGACTTTTTCTTTCTATAAAACATCCGCAATTGTCATTTGAACAGGCATAATCTCCAAATCCAAGAGTTTTAATTTCAAAATGGGTATTAAATTTAAGCCAACTTTGTTCTCTAGTATCAACATAGATTATATCTTTATTTGTTAATTTATTTTTAAAATGATCTCCTATTGAATTAGGATGAATAAACTTATTTTCTAAACCGATAGACGAACAAATATCGTAATAATCTTTAAATATTTTATTATAAAATATAATAGATGGAGTCATTATGGTTCTAAGTTCTACTTGGGTTGGTGAATATATAAGATTTTTAAGCTCTTTTCTTTTGATCAGTAATTCCTTGCAATATTCTTGAGCTTTCTCTGGTGTTTGAGTTTTGAGCCATTTCTTCATGTTATTCTTGTCGTTAAAATCACTATTTAAATATTGTTCTTTAGTTTTAAAATTAATAAGTTCATTTGTTAATAAATCTCTACGCTCGAAATACTTTTGATAATATTTTAGTTTATTTAATCCATACCCCTTTAAAGCCATATGAAGAGCTTTATCATTTTTAAATTCTTTACCATCAACTTTGCATATAACTGACATAATATTAACCATTTAATATTTCATCTTTAGAAATCCCTAAAATTTTAGATTTAACTTCTTCCATTGTGGATAATCTGTCTATTTCTTTTTCAATAACTTGTTTTCTCATTTCAGCCATTTTAATAAGTTTATTTCTGCTTTCTTCTTCTTTCCACATTTGTACAAGATTAATAACTGATGCTGTTTCTTTAACTTGTTTACTTAATCTTTCGCTACGCTTTACTTTAAGATCATTATTTAATTTTTGCTGACGATTAACACAATCATTATATTCTTTACGAGCAGTATTACTTGCTTCTACAAGAGCCATTGGAATTTTACCATCTTCTTGGATTGCTATATCAATT